ATCGGTTCGTAAGTTGCTCCGGCTGCCATTATGCTCCCTTAATTCCGTATAGGGCGAATGATGAGTATTGGGCAAAATCTCCAGCAAAATCAAAAAGAGATATAGAAGTAACTGCCGAAGTAGAACGCCAAGAACTAGAGGTTAATTCTATAACACCGCCACCGTTCTTATCATATCCTGATAATGCTCTTGTGGTTTTATATTTATTAGTATTTGTATAATCTAAAATGTCTATGATTCCGCCAGCAAATACGCTTGTAGTAGTATCTGCGTTATTACCAAATTGCATAAAAGTTTGGCTTACTCCTGAAAATGCGGCGGCAGTAGCACCTGTTCCATAAAGCCCGTGATAACTATAATTTGCAGCAGTATCGCTGTTAAATTGTGCTCTTATTGTATAATCGGCAGACGTATTTTTTGCAAAGTAACGAATTTGTAAATGAGTGTAAGTGCTAGGAATAGAACTAAAAGTAATGGTGGCAGTTCCGCCAGAACCTACTGTTGTGGTGGCAATAGACTCATAGGCCGTAGTCGAACTTTTGCTCCGACTTATCGAGCTGGCCATAATTCCTAATATTGGAGTCATTACGCGAGGTCGCCAACCACTAACCAAGAATTAGCTGCAAGTTTAATCGCGCTGGCGGCTGAATTGGCCACTCTTAACTTAGGCGTGGCGCTGGTTGCGCCTGTCGAGATCACAGTTGTTGTTCCTGGTGTTGTCGCCCCTATTGTCGGTTGACCAGCTCCTGTGATCCACACGAAGTGGACTTCGGTTCCAATGGCAAAGTTGAAAGTGGCGTCTGTTGGAATATTAAACTGCTGCGTTGCAGCATTGTTCATTGAGAATAAATAACCTTCGTCGCCGCTTGCAATTGTGTAGGCCGCAGTTTTGGCTGTGTATCCAATGGCTATCTTTGGCGTGGCAATTACTGGGCTGGTCAATGTCTTATTTGTGAGCGTGTCTGTTGTTGCTCTTCCTACAATCGTGTCGGTCGAAGTCGGAAGGGTCAAAGTTCCGGTGTTGCTGATTGTGGCAATGATTGGCGCTGTGAGCGTCTTGTTTGTCAAAGTCTGCGCTGTGGTCAAATCGGCGGTGACGGCGGTGTCAATTGCAACAGTAGGAATTGGCCCGGTGGGATTTGTAATGCTGATTCCGGTTCCGGCTGTTAGAGCTGTGATATCGCCGGTCGCACCGATCCATGCGGATCCGTCATAAACTTCCAGGCTGTTTGTGTCTTGTAAATATGAAACCATGCCCTCTGCCAAGACGCCGCTTAGGGCTGTGGTTCGAGCTGCTGAAGATGCGAAAACCATCACGCTCTGTTGCATCAGGTAAGTATTTACTTGCGCTGCTGTGAGCACGTTTCCTGTTGCGAATAAATTGTAGCCTGCTCCTGCCATGATTTCTCCTTATTAGTAACTGAGAACGCCTGCGACGCCCAGAATTCCTTGCGATGTGCTGTCAAGAATAAACGCCTGGATGATGGGTTCGCTTGTCAGTATCTTAGTGGTGAATGTTGTCCTTGTTATGTCGTGTTGAAGCCCTTGCACGAATAATTCGCTGGTGATTGATGTGGATCCTGGCATTGCCTTTGTAATGTTGACCAGGTCGAATATCTCCAAATCAATGCCAGCGATGTTTCTTGCTACTTGGCCGTCGTCGACAAGGTTGAGCGTCATCGAATCAATGCGAAGCGTTGCGTCCTTGCGTGATTGCAAGATCATCGTCGCTTGATCAAGAGATTCGGTATCGCTCTGCACCAGAATGCCAGTTCTAGCTCCTGAATGGATGAAGTAGTTATCTATTGAAGTCTGATCGGTGACGGTCTGGTTTGTTCCGTTTAATCTTTGAACAGAAACATCATTCACGATAAGCGTATCGTCGAAGGCTAGGTCGATTTGGGCGTAGCCGATTCCCGACCCGTCGTCGCTGAAAACCGTCGGCGTCGAGTCTGCGTATTGGCTTACGGTGCTCCTTGAGTAGAAGGTTGCATTTCCTTCGGCGTCAAGGAAGAAGCCCCCGAACTCGCTGTTCTCTACGGTCTGAATTGCTTCTAGAACGGTGCGGTCTGGTGTTCCCGGATCTGCTTGCATCGTGCTGTCGCCGGCGTTGATGTCTCTTTGTGATGCAGGCCAGTCGACAACGTCTAGAAGTTTGTTGATGCGTGTTCCGCTTAGTTGTCCTGCTCCGGTATCTGGAACTGTGCTAATTGCTGCGTTATTTAGAAGGCGGAAGCCGTCGACGCATTGCAGGATTACTCTTGAAACTTCATTTGCTCCGATTGCGAACTGGGTGTCGTAGCTGGTGATAAAGCCTGAGAATAAATAATAACGAACGCCTTCGTAATCGGCCCAGATTCGAATTTTACGTAATGGGATTAGTTTCTGATAATAAGGCCCGGCGGTATTGGCAGGATTGAAATCGCCTGTGTCGTCCTTGATCTCAACGACGGCCGTTCCTGCTTCGAACTTATTTAGGATTCGGTTTCGCCCTCTTCGAATTGATGAGCGGAGAATAATGTCGGTAAGGTCGACGGAGTCATCCGCGTCTGCAAGCTGGCCTGTTCCAAGTTTGCCCTTTACCGGATCATCAAGGGTGAATGCGGTTGCGATAAAGGCTGGGCCGTTGACGAAGTCGATGGCCGCGCCGAGCTGTGGAATGCCTGCCATTAGAGTGTGATCGCTGTCTTTGTGATCGCCTGGCCGTTATTTTGGCCCTGAAGGATTGCGTTACGGATTGCATTGACGAGGTCGCCTTCGGTGGTAACGCTGCCGTTGACAACAATGTTGACGGTGGATCCGCCCATCGATCCCATCCGGTTAAGTGGAATCACGGCCTCTGGCCCGGCTTCACCGATCAGCGCTGTTGTTGGGCTGTTTACAATTCCGCCATTTGCCATTCTTGGTATTCTGGCGAAGGCGTCTGTATAGTTGCTTAAATTTACTGCTGATTTCCCGGACTGAGCAAAAATGTCTGGGAAAGATGTCCCTGGTGTATTGTTTCCAGCAGGGCCAAAGCCTTTGAAGCTTGGGGGTAGACTAATCTTTCCTGATGTCGGCGCTGCTGGCGCTGCAATCTTTGCCCCTGTCGCCGCAACATAAGTATTAAGAGCTGCGAGTGCGTCTCTCCATGATTGTGCTGCTTGGTTTCCGGGTGTAGGCCAAAGGCTAGAAGGTGTGACTCCCTCTGCAATTTTAGTTGCATAATCGGAAACTTCTTTGTTTGTTAAGTTCCATTTTTTACCAAGTTTGTTTATCTCTTCATCTGAAAGTTTGCCGTCGTTTAAGGCAGCAAAGAAATCGAGATAAATCTGGGCCTGTGATTTTGTGACTCCCCATTGAGTTGCGAGGGCGTCGACTTCCTTTGTTGAAATCTTTCCGTCGTTGACGGCGAAGATGGCGGCGGTGTATGTAACAACGGCGTCTTTGCTTATGCCCCACTTCTGGGATAAGACGATGACTTCTTCTGGTGAAATCTTGGAGTCTGCGACAACGCCAAGCAAATCGGTGTAACGCTTGATTGCTTCGTTTGCTTTAAGTTGCGCATCAAGGTTTGCCAGAAGGGTTTTGACTCGCTCTGATTCTTGCAGGTTTGCTTGTCTTAAAAGATTCAAGCGTGCCGCTTCGAGCTGTATTGGATCTGTTTCTGTTGTTGGCTTGATTCCAAACTTTCGCAGCGCTGCAAGCGCCTTCTGTGTTGCAATAAGTTTCGCATCTGCTGCGGTTTGTGCCTTTGTCTTCTTTGTTGTATTACCAAGATCAAAGTTAAGCCCACCGAGGCTCTTCATAAAGTCTTCGGTCGTTTCATTTAATCCACCGAGTGAGAATTCTAATTCTTCGCCTGTTTCGTCTAACTTGCTCATCTGGCCATTTGCTAGTCTCACGGCACCGTAAAGACCGCCGAGTGTTGCTCCGAATGCGGCGAGGCCAGCGGCTGCTGCTGTTAATGAAATTCCGCCTGTGGCTACTGCCTGCGCTGCGGCTGCGCCGATGGCTGCGGCTCTAATTGCCTTGTAAGCCATGACAAGTTTTGCGATCGCTCCCACAAATGCTATGACTTTGCTTGCTGCAAATGTGGCCACAAATATTGCGCCAAGTGCTACGAAGGTTCCTTTATTTTTTTCTACAAATGAAAAGATTTTGAATAGCACAAATCCGAAGCCGACGATGGCATTGAGGCTTTTAGTTAAAGCAGCAACAAGTTTATCGCCATTTTCATTGACGAATTTTTGCACTGCTGGTATTACTTTTGTGATTAAAATTTGAGCAAACTTTTCCAAGACTGGAATGAATGCGTAGCCGAGTTGGTCGAGGACTTGGTTAAAGGCTAACTGTAAACGCATCATTCTAAATTCGAAGGTTTGAGCACGCTTATCTGCTTGTCCTGAGAATGTTTCTCCAAGTGAAATAAGGATTGCATTCAAGTCTTTTGATTTTACTGCTGCCGCATCAAGTGGCACGCCGAGTCTGGTTAATGCACCGACATTTCCGCCTATCGCTTTTGCCAGGGCCAGTGAAACTGCTTGCAAATCTTTTGAGGTTCCTGCTGAAATATTGAGGGCAAGATTTTGCAATGTTTGTGCCTGGGTCACATCTTTTGTTGCTTGCACCAGGGTTTGCAGAGATGGAATCAATTCATTGTTGTCTACGCCTATTGCTAATTCCTTAGCATCCAAGTATTTAACTGTGGCGGCGATTGCTTCTTCTGTTGCTCCTGTTGTATTGCGTAGCGCAGTAGCCAGAGCGATTTGCTGCTTCTGATCTTCCATCGCGCCCTTGACGGCGTCTGTGCCGATCTTGATTGCGAATGCAGCGCTCGCTGCGGCGGCGATGCCGAAGGATTTTGCTACCTTGCCTGCAAATTTATCGAAAGATTTGCCGAGCTTGTTGATGTCTCTGGTTGCTGCCTTGCTGCCTTTATCTGAATATTGAGTGATAATCCGGGCGGTTACTGCGCCTATTGCCATGTCGGGTTATCCTCTCTCTTTATTTATATTGGCTTGCAGAATCTTCTTTGCATCGTCCATTGCTGATCTGATATTGGCATAAATCCGAGGGCGATCGCGATCGATGACGGCATAAATTCCGCGACTGGCTTTGCGGAAGCGATCATTCATGTTGCCGATGAGCTGGCGTCCGGTTCCTTGCCCTGGTGTCCTGCGTCCTGCTACTTCAAAAATAACGCCCGAGGCGGTCTTGTTTAAGAGTGCGCCTGCGCTGGTGGTGTAATCGGCTCTCACGCGACCTTCTACGCGAGTTTTAACAATGCCCTGGCGAATTGATTGCGGATCCCACGCTGGCCAGCCCTGGCCACCTCTAGTGGTCTTTCGTGGGTTCTTTGGGGCTGTTGTGCGCCATCCACTCATTGGTGGCTTAGTTGGAATCTGTTCTTTGGCATCGCCTTCGGCCCGACGCAGCTCGTCGTTGATAACTTTGTTCAATCTACGAGCTGCGTCCTTGTCGAATTTTTTCAAGGCTGCGGTGGTTTCCTTGATGCCGCTAATCACAACGACTTCATTGGCCATGTTTGTTTGCCGCCTTTGCTTTTTCTTTAAGGTAAATCACGATTGCTTCAAGAATGCCATCTGGTGCATCTAATAAAGAAATCGGATCTAGTCCTGTCTCCACAGAAACTGCTGCTATTGAATAAGTCAGGCTGTCTCTGTGGATTCGGAATTTGGGTCTGTGTCGAGTGAAACATTTTCGAGCGTATCTAAGAACTCAGGCCCGAAGGGTTTGACAACCACTCCGTTGAATTTTAATGCAAGCCACCCGAGGTAGTAGATATGTTCGAGTTTCTGCTCTTCGCCGATAAGTTTTGCTAGACCTTTACCGTATTTCTGTTCAAAGTCGACGATGAGGCGTGGCCGTAATGAGAACGTTTTTTCCACGCCATCAGTCGTCTTGACTTTGATGTTTAATCCATCCATCTTTTCCCCCTGTTTTCTTTAGGTTGTTGTCTTTGTAATTGCGCCGGAGATCGGCCAAGTTACACTTGCTGTCGCTAATTCACCGACGGATCCGTTAATCGGAGTCCATTCTGAAACTAGCGCCGAGAATGCGTATTGCGGATTTACTGCTGTTGTTGTTCCTGCTACTGGCTTTGCTACTACGCTGACTGCTGTTCCAAGTAACGGATAAATTGTTTGCTCTACTTCTCCTGTTGCATAGTCCTGGTGAAATTCGAACGTTACGGAATTGTCTGCGAGGCCCGCGACCCGAGTTTTCGCAGAATTTCCGAAGGCCGTTGTCTCGACGATATCAAATGTCGAATTTAACGAAATGCTCGAAATATAATCAGAGAGATCTGTGCTTCCAAATACAACAGATGCGTTTGTTAATACGAGTCTTGCCATTATGCGACCGCCTTAGTGATTGCTCCGGTTATTGGCCAAGTCACACTTGCTGTTGCCAATTCGCCGACGGATCCGTTTATCGGAGTCCACTCTGAAATAATAGCAGAACAGGTGTAGCTTGGATTGAATGCACCAGTGGCTGAGCCATTTGGCTTAACGATTACTGCTGCTGGTGTTCCAAGAAGTGGGTAGATTGTCTGTTCCACTTCGCTTGTTGCATAATCCTGGTGGAATTCCAGGGTGATTGAATTGTCTTCTAATCCAGCAACACGAGTCTTTGCTGCTGTTGATGAGAATGCGGTGGTTTCAATAACATCGAATGTTTCAGAGA